CACTGGTGCAGGATATTCCATTGTCCGGTAGCGGCAGCGCGGTCGCAAACGGTATAGGCAACGTCAGCGCGATTGTGCCGCTCACAGCCAGCGGTGCATCTGCGGCCAACATGACCGGCGGTCTGACCGTCTCTGTCGCCATGTCCGCATCGGCACTGGCTAAATCACTCGCCCAGGCGGGTATCAGTGCGACAACAGGCAACAATCTGGCCGGTTCAGCCGATGCCGCCGCGCAGTCAGCAGGGTCATTACAGCTATCCGTGCCGCTTGATGCCCAGGCTGTGCTCAAGGCGGTGGCGTCTGGAGTGTTGACCAGTGGTGCTGATTTTATTGCAGGCATTAAAAACATGTTCATAGAGCCTGACAGAGGGTCTGTATTTGTCGAGGTGGTGGCATGAGAGATCAGCTGACAGGACTACAACTGCAGGTTAAACGGCCGGAAGAGTTTATCCCGGTTACATTTCGGTTCAGTACGTTTCATCCGGGAGAAACCATACATCATATTAACCAGGTATTGCAGACAGTGCGAGGCGTTGTTCATAACTCAAACAACCTGGCTGTCAGCAATCTGATACATGATGGCGGGAACGAAGGGCAGGCATGGATTAGCGGCGGAACAGATGGTGAATATTATGTTTTAACACTATTGGTGACGACATCTATTGGGGCAGTACGCAGTTGCTCCGGTGTGTTGTATGTCAAGGCGGCAGGTAATGTCTGATTTCAGTGACCGGTTCAACCAGACTATAACGCCACGCCTGCTGGCAACACTGGGAGACGATGTTGTATTTGATCCGGGAGCGGTGAACAAGGCCGTTAAATGCGTGCCGGTTGACAGGCGTAACCGCATGGATGCCGAGTGGCTAAATGATGTGGTGGCAAGGCTCGACACGATGTCAGTGGCGGTGGAATGCATGAAAACAGATGTCAGCTGGGTTGAGCGCAAGATGACGGCGCTTTTTCACGGCAAAAGCTGGGTGGTGTCCGATATGCTGGATGAAGAAGACGGCATGATACTGGTGGTGTTAAGCCCTGACAGTTATCAGCATGGCGGCGGGAGCTGGCAATGATTACGCTGGATTTTGATATGGCGGTTGATGAGGTCCTGATGGGGTTGTCGCGGGATTCTCGCGCTGTTAATACCGCCATCAAGCGGGCTGTCAGGAAAACGGTCCGCGGGGTTCAGCGGGCGGTGTTGCAGGTGCTCTCAAAGGAATCTGGCGTGACCCAGAAGAACATCAAAAAATACCAGCGCCTGAAAATAAAATTAAACGGCACAGAGGGGCTGATCTGGGTTGGCCTGAATCCGTTGCCATTGCATTTGTCTGGACGGGTTGCATGGTCGCAAAAATCGGCCGGTGCCCGCGTTAATGGCCAGACCTTCCGCGGTGCATTTTACCGGCGTGTATATGGCACAGAGCGCAAGGTCTGGATACGCAGCGCACGGAATCGCCAGGAAGGGCATGCGACGTATCATGCGGCGCGTTCGTATAAATCCTTTAGTGGTGAGGTCAGTCGGGGCAGGTTTCCGGTGGAATTACTGGGTGTGCCGCTGGAGGATGCTGAAAGCCCGATTGAACAGAAAATAAACAGTTGGGCGCTGCCGTTTTTCAAAAAACGCTTACATGAAGAACTCAATTACGCATTAAATCATGAGTGAGCTGAAAACACTGCAAAACGCGATTAAAACCGCAATCAGCGCGGAATTTTCCGGCGTGGTGAATACGGTTGAGCTGTATGGCGAAGCCTTCAAGGGCAGTGTGCCGACGCCTGCCGTCATTATCAGTCTGGATGATGCAGAGCAGGGCGCATTGAAAAGCGATGGCCGGCTGGCGCTTGATTGTACATTTTCTGCCGCCTGTATTCTGGCATTTGTGACAACCAACGTGCAGGTTGAAATCCGGGAGTTTGCGCTACAGATGATGCAGCTTGTCAACCGCAATGTCTGGGGCATGCCGGATGATGTTGAACCGGCTGGCAACATCTCCATGCAGCCCGGGCCATTCAATCCCGACAAAAGCGGCTATGAAAGTATGATCATCAGCTGGCAGCAGACCGTTTATGTGGGGCCATCGGTGTGGGGCGGCACGACCACGGATGTGGCGGTTGAACTGCACTTCGGTCTGCCGGATGAAGAAACGGTGGTGCTGTCATGAAGATTGAATACGGCCGCATCGAGCAGCAGAACCTGACCGGAGCGGTGCACAAATACCGCGTGCGCCTCAGCACAGGTGAGCTGTCGCCGTGGTGTCCGGCGCTGGTCAGCGTGGCAGGGGATGACAGGCATAACCAGGCCTATACACTCGGCACCCAGGTGGCGCTGATGATGGACAACTATGAAGGACTGATTCTGGGGGCGTTAAATTACGACCAGAAACCTGCGACAACAGACCGCGACACCCTGAATCGTGCAATTTACCGAGACGGCGCGGTGATTGAATACGACAGCCAGAGCCATGCGCTGACCGCCACACTGCCCGCAGGTGCAACGACCACACTGGTCAGCGATGGCGGCATCACGATAAACGGCAACATTACTCTGACCGGCGACATCAACCAGACCGGCAAAATTACCAGCACCGGCGACCATATCGCGGGCGGCATCAGTTTAATCAACCATACCCACCCGGGCGATTCCGGCGGCACGACAGGGGCGGCGCAATGAACATAAAACGCTATTTTTGGAACATCCTGATTTCCATCGACCAGTTCGTCAATACCCTGTTTGCCGGCGACCCGGACGAAACCCTGTCCAGCCGCATGGGCAAACATGAAAACGACTGCACAATCTGTTACTGGATTTGCCGCCTGTTGAGCCTGATTGACCACCGGCATTGCCAGAAATCCATCGAGGCCGACGAAGGCAAGGACGAGGCCATATGATCGGTATCGACAGAACCACAGGACTGGTCATTAAAGACAGTGCGTATCTGAAAGACCGCATTGCCAGTTGTCTGAGCATGCGCATCGGAACACACCCGATGCGCCGGCAAAAAGGCTCGCGCATACCCGAACTGATTGACCGCCCCGTTAATCAGGCCACACTGTTTGAAATGCAGGTCGCTGCAATCGAGGCATTGAGTCATCCGGCAAACGGCCTGACCGACCTGAGCCTGCTGCGCGTGGTCGTAGACAGGGTTGAGGCAGGTCGCGTGCATCTGACCCTGGTATTTACGCAAAACGGACAGCAACAGACCTTGTCCGGGGTGGTGATCAGCCGATGAGTATGGGGATTGATTTAAGCCTGTTGCCAGCACCGGCGGTCATCGACACGCTCGATTACGAGACCATCCTGCAACAGATGCAGGCCGAATTTGCCGCACGCTGGCCGCAGTATTCCTACGAGCCACACGATCCTGTCACCAAGGTACTGGAAGTCGCCGCCCTGCGTGAGTTGCTGGTGCGTCAGCGTCACAACGAACACGCCAGCCAGATCATGCTGGCCTACGCCAAAGGCAGCAATCTGGATGCCCTGGGTGCCTTGCCGTGGCTGCAGGTTACCCGGCTGACCATTACGCCGGCCGACAATACCACCGTGCCGCCGACGCCTGCGGTAATGGAATCGGATGACGCCTTCAGAAAGCGCATGCTGCTGGCCTATAACCAGCTGTCCACAGCAGGCTCATCCGGAAGTTATCAGTTTCATGCATTAAGTGCAGATAGCACAATAAAAGATGTTAGTGTTAAAAGCACGACCCCCGGTACTGTTATTGTCTCATTACTGTCGAATACTGGCGATGGCACGGCGAACAGTTCGCAAATCAGCGCGGTAACGACAGCATTGAACGCCGAAACAATTAGACCGCTCACCGATACTGTGGTGGTGCAATCGGCAACAATTATTACATATACCATAACAGCCACCGTTACGCTGTTTCCAGGGTCAGATTCAGCTGTCGTAATGGCAGCGGTCAACCAGTCAATTTCTGCTTATGTCGCAACGCAACATAAGATCGGCTATGACATCACGACATCAGGTGTGATGGCAGCATTGCATCAACCCGGCGTGCAGAATGTCACCCTGACCGGATTTACCGATATCGTAGTGACAGATCAGGAAGCCGCCTATTGCACAGGCATAACCATTACAGACGGAGGCACAGGTGTCTAGTTTACTCCCGTCTAACAGCACCGATTTAGAAGTCGCTCTGGAAGAGTCAGTCAGTCGAACACTGCCTGACCTGATTAGCACAATGTGGGACCCGGATAACTGTCCTGCTGAGCTATTGGGATATTTGGCATGGGGATTGGCGGTACAGGAATGGGATGACAATTGGAACGAGGCAACAAAGCGTGATGTTATCCGTAATGCTATCAATGTCTATAAAAGACAAGGTACGCCAGGGGCTTTAAAGATAGCGCTTCAGGCTATGGGATATGATTTTGTCGAAATTCTGGATGTAGCGGCAAATGTTTATAACGGCAAAAACGTGTATGACGGAACAATTCAATATGGCGACTATATGCCCGCGTTCCAGTTTGACGTGATACTGCACACCAAAAACCCAATTACTACAGCAGAAACCAACAGAATCAAGGCAAGAATTGATTTGTACAAGAATGCACGCAGTCACTTGAGGAATTTAAAGCTGATGACAATTTTATATGACAGCACATTTATATATGACAGCACACAAACGTATAACGGAGGGATTATTTAATGGCTAATTTGCAAGAAACGGCGCAATGGGAAGCCACGATCAATGAGATAGCGGTAACTGATCCTGTGGTCGGCGGTGCAAATGGGCCTGCTAATGTGCAAGCTACACAGCTGGCTAATAGAACAGCGTATTTAAAATCCATTGTTGACCCGCTCGCCGCGGCTGAAACCGTGGCCCAGCATAAAGCCGCCGCCGACCCGCATCCGCAATATTTAACTCAAGCCGAAGGTGATGCGTTATATGATGCGTTAGGCGCAGTAACGACACATGAAGCCGCCGCCGACCCGCATCCGCAATATTTAACTCAAGCCGAAGGTGATGCGTTATATGATGCGTTAGGCGCAGTAACGACACATGAAGTCGCCGCCGACCCGCATCCGCAATATTTAACTCAAGCCGAAGGTGATGCGTTATATGATGCGTTAGGCGCAGTAACGACACATGAAGTCGCCGCCGACCCTCATCCGCAATATCTGACGCAGCCTGAGGCGGATGCGTTGTATCCGCAGCTGGGACTAACGGCGACACTGGATGCCAATGGCAATGTTGTGCAACCTGCCGGGCTGGGTGTTAATCAGACTTGGCAGGATGTTACTGCTGGTAGAGTTTTTAACACTACATATACAAATCAAACGTCCCGTCCGATTGCTCTTTCGATAGCATTAACTTGCGACAATTCTGGGTCGTCTAGGGTGTCTGTTAATCTAACTATAGACGGTATTATTGCGCAAACCGTATCGATAACAGAAAGTCAAGGAACCTTGTGGTTCGGTACGATGGCGTCAGTTTTTTCAATCATCCCTCCAAATTCAACGTATTCAATTAACCTGGTTAACCAAACCGGTGTTCCGTCTATTACTACTTGGGCTGAGTTAAGATAATGAAATATTTTAAAGACACAACAACCAACGAAGTTTTCGGCTATGACCCTGTTGACCAAAAGGCGCTTATCGATACGGCTATCGCAAATGGCTGGCAGGATGTCACAAAAAACTGGCCACCTGCGCCAACACTCGATCAAATGAAGGCTGTTAAAAAATCCGAAATCCGTACAGCCTTTCAAGCGGCCGCAGAACTGCCCGTCACTGACTCAAGCGGCGTCACCTGGAACGGCGGCTACGACAGCGCTGTAAAGCTCGATGCCGCAAAACGTATGGCGCAACTGGCAGGTCAAACGACAGTTGATTTTTACGATGTCAACAACACAGCGCATACGCTGACACTGGCCGCTGCCGATACCGTGATTTTAACCGTCGGTGCAGATTATCAGATCAAATTCGCGCAAAAGCAGGCGCTGATGGCGCATGTTGACGCGCTGCCTGCCACAGCAACCCAGGCTGATCTAGATGCGATTACCGTTTTATTCTAACTGAACAGGATACCTACTATGCCTACCACCTATATTCATGGCGTCAGCGTTGTCGAATCAAGCGACGGCGCACGCCCCATCAGAACCGCCGCTTCTGCTGTTATCGGTATTGTCGGTACAGCGCCAAATGCCCAGGCCGCCGCCGCGGCAACGTTGACTATCGGCGATGAGGCCAGCAACACGGCACTGACCTTCAGCGCTGTTACGGCTGGGTCAGCCGGTAATCGCATCAGCGTGTTGCTGAAAACCCCCAACGCCAACAGTGCCGCGCTGGCTGTTACCGTCTCGGGAACAGCCATTACCGTATCGCTGGCCACCGATGCGGCCGGTGCCATTACCACCACCGCCGCGCAGATTATCTCGGCCATCGCCGCCGACCCTGCTGCCTCGGCACTGGTTACCGCCAGCAACACAGGTGCATCCACAGGACTTGGCGTGGTACTGGCCGGTGTCGTGCCACAGTTTTTAACCGGCGGCCTCGATGAAGCCTTTCCGTTAAACAAACCGGTGCTGATTGCAGGCTCGCGCAAAGAAGCGGCAAAACTCGGCACAACCGGCACCCTGCCACAGGCGCTCGATGCAATTCTCGATCAGGGCGGTGCAGTGGTTGTGGTGATACGGGTGGCCGAAAGCGCAACCCCCGCCACCCAGACCGCCAACATCATCGGCGGCATCGATGCCACAACCGGACAATACACCGGCATGCAGGCCTGGCTGGGTGCACAGTCTGCCGTGGGTTTTCAGCCGCGCATCCTGATTGCGCCGGGCTTTTCCAACCAGGCAGCGGTGGCCACCGAAATGATCGCACTGGCTGACAAATTACGCGGCTTTGCCTATCTGGATGGCCCCAATACCAATGACGCCGACGCGCAAAACTACGTCGGCAACTTTGGCAGCAAACGGGCCATGGTCATCGACCCGTGGGTCACATCCTTCGACACCCTGTCCGCCTCGGAAGTCACCCGCCCGGGTTCGGCAGTCGCTGCGGGCCTTCGGGCAAAAATCGACACCGAAAAAGGCTTCTGGTGGTCCATGTCAAACCAGAACATCAATGGCATCATCGGCACCACGCGGCCGGTTGATTTCAAGATGGGCGATGCCACATCCCGCGCCAACCTGCTCAACCAGAACCACGTTACCACCATCATTCGTGAAGATGGCTGGCGGCTGTGGGGTAGCCGGACGACCAACACCACAGACCCGGTCTGGGCGTTTGAATCGGTCACCCGCACTGCCGACCTGATTGCCGACTCCATCCAGAACGGCCTGATGTGGGCAGTTGACCGGCCGATTAACGCCAAATTCCTGGAAGATGTGGCCACCAGTGTCAACAACTACATCCGCCATCTGGTCAAGATTGGCGCATTGCTGGGCGGGGAATGCTGGCCTGATCCAGACCTGAACACGCCGGATCAGTTTCAGCAGGGGCGGGTGTATTTCAAATATGATTTCACAGCACCGGCACCTGCCGAGCAGATTCAGCTGACCGCGGTCAATGTATCCACCTACTACGAAGGCATCTTGCCCAAACAATAAGGAGTAACTCATGAGTGAATTTGCACAGGCCTATACCGGGCTGCAACTGACCGTCAACGGCTTCGGCTATGTCGGCGCACTGGCGGGATTTGAGCCGCCGCTCATCAAGGAAACCACCGAAGACCATCGCGGCGGGCGTATTGCGCCGGTGAAAATGTTTACCGGCTATGAGGCGGTCGAAGCCAAAATCAAACTGAACAAGGACGACGTGAATATGGCCATTGTCCGCGCCGTGGTTGGTCGGGATGTGGTGATGACCATCAGGGCCACTACCGACGAGCGCGGCAAAAGCGGCCTGATACGCTGGGACGTGTATGGCCGAATTATCACGTCGGAATCAGGCGGAATCAAGGCCGGGGACAAGGTGGATTTAACCTACACCGTATCGGTGGAAAAATTTGTCAAGACCATCGACGGCGTACCGGCCGAAGCCTTTGACGTGGCCACCGGCGAGCTGAAATTCAGCACCACCGACGTACTGGCCGACATCAAATCAAAACTGGGGCTGTAACATGAACACCTATATTATTCTGAAAGACTGCTGGCTGGGCAAACAAAAACAGACGGTAACACTCAATCACCGGCAGGCCGCCAACGCACTGGCCGGTGGTTTCATTCAGCAAAAACCTGCACAAGACAAAAAGGAAAGTAAAAAATGACCGACACCATCACCCTGAAATATCCCCTTGCTGACAACGGCGAAACCATTGACCGCATTACCCTGCGCCGCCCGAAGGTACGCGACATGCTGACCAGTGCCAGCGATGATCTGAGCGATGCTGAAAAGGAAGTGCGACTGTTTGCCAGCCTGAGCGGCCTGACACCGGCACTGATTGAGGATATGGACGTGGCCGACTACCAGCAACTGCAAAAGGTCTATGCCGGTTTTTTGGACTGAGCCAGCAGGATGCCCGCCGCGGCTGTATCGCGCTGGCATCCCACACCGGCTGGGGACTGAATGAACTGCTGGATTTAACCGTCGATGAGCTGATTGCATGGCTCGAATGTCTGCCGAAAAAGGAATAGTCAGGCCCGGCGCTGGATAATGCCATGGATAAAGGCCAGGGCGGTTATCAGCAGAATGTAGACAGGTGTCAGAACCAGTCCAGCAACCACACCGGCAAGGCCTGAGGCGATGGCAGAAAATATAATCACCAGCCATAAATCAGGCGTGTTCCATGACACATCGGCCATCATCATCAAAAAGATCACCAGCGTGGTGACTGACATGACCAGTTTGTCATGATGCGGCCACGCCATAATCGTATCGGAAACAGTTTTATGATGCATAGTAACCTCCATACAAACTTAATCAGAGTATAGCCTATGGCCAACGATTTAGCATTAGGTATTGTCATCGGTGCAACCGTTTCAGGGACAGTTGGCAATGCCTTCAGAACACTGGAAGCCCGAACGCAAAGCCTCAGGAAAACCCTGAAACAGGTCAGCATCGGCAAACAGGCTGCCGCCAGTGTGATCCAGTATCGGGACAAGCTGGAACAACTGCGCAACATGCAACAACAGTTTGGTCTGAGCAATACCCGGTTATGGGGGCGTATCGCAGAAACTGAAAAAGCGCTCAGAAAAGCCGAACAAGCGGCGGAAAAATACGGCCTTAACATCGGCGATATTGTCCGCGAAAACGATCGACTGATTCAGTCAGAGCAACGGGTTCAGCGACAACTGGACAGAACCCGGCAGCGCCTGAACAACCGCAACAAGCGGCAGGCCATAAAAAGCCAGGCTGCCGAGACCATCGGCCTGGCATTTGCAGCCGCCGAACCCTTGCGGCAGGCCATTCAGTTTGAGTCGGTGATGGCTGATGTCAAAAAAGTCACAAACTTAAGCAATGCCGAATTTCAGCAAATGGGAAAATCCATTCTCAAATTGTCTGACCAGATGCCCATTGCCGCCAGCGGTATCGGTGAGATTATCGCGGCCGCAGGCCAGTCCGGTATTGCCAAAGACCAGCTGCTGGATTTTGCAAAATCCGCCGCGCAAATGGGCGTTGCGTTCGACATATCCGCAGCAGAGGCCGGAAAAATGATGGCCGACTGGCGGGCAGGGATGCAGCTTAACCAAACACAAACGGTTGAACTGGCCAATGCCACCAACTATCTGTCCAACAACATGAATGCGAGTGCAGCGGCTATCGGCGAGGTCATCCAGCGGCAGGGTGCTGTCGCCAAAGCAGCCGGATTAAGCGCCGTGCAAACAGCCGCCCTGTCTGCCGCATTATTAAGCTCGGGCGCAGCCCCTGAAATCGCTGCCACCGCATTGAAAAACCTGACCGGCGCATTGACAAAAGGCACGGCTGCCACGGGCAATCAGAAAAAAGCATTTGCCGCATTGGGGCTTGATGCCGTGACCATGGCAAACAGAATGCAAACCGATGCAAAGGGAGCCATTACTGACGTTTTCAAAGCCTTGCAGGCCGCCCCGAAATCGCAGCAAGGGTCGCTTGTCTCGCTCTTGTTTGGTGAAGAGTCAAAGGGCGCTATCATGCCGTTGCTCGTCAACATGGACAACCTGAATAAGGCCTTCAAAATGACGGCCAGTAGCACACAGTTTGCAGGCTCGATGCTCGATGAATACAAGACCCGCTCAAAAACAACCGAAAACAGCCTGCAACTTTTAAAAAACAGAGTAACCCATCTTGGTGTCAGCATTGGCTCGGTATTACTGCCACCACTGAATACCGTGGTCGGCCTGTTTGGTGGCGTCATTACCTCGGTCACGGGGCTGGCCGAACAATTCCCGGCATTGACAGCAGTCGTTGTCGGTGCAGCTGTGGGTCTGGTCGGTCTCAAACTGGTATCGATGGGCGTCAGCTTTGGCATGACACTGGTTTCCGATGCCATCATATTTGCCCGTGCCGTCATGGATTTTTTTAGCCTGTCAACGCTCAGAGCCAATGCCGCCCTGGTTGTACAGAAAGCGGCCGTCATCGGCCTGGCCATCAAACAAAAAGCCATGGCCGCATGGACAGGCATGAGTACCGCCGCCCAATGGGCATGGAACGCCGCCCTGACCGCCAATCCCATCGGCCTGGTTATCGCAGGGGTCGTAGCTTTCGGTGCCCTGGCCTATACCGTCTATAAAAAATGGGAACCTATCAAGCAGTTTTTCAAGGACCTGTGGGGCACAGTCGGCCAGGTTGTGTCCAGCATCACCTCCTTTTTTGGCAGTGAACAGGACAGCCCGCCCAAGGGAAGCCGCAAATCACGTCGTCAGGCACAGGCCGCCGCGGTCATCTCGGGGGCGATGGCCGCAAGCCCGGCCGCCGTAGCCAACACCCAGACGCAGATCAACAACACCATGCACATCACCCAGATGGCCGGCGAAGACAGCGAGGCACTGGCCCGGCGTATCGTCGAAATACAACGCGAAACACAGCTGAGAGAAGAAGCCGATGTCCGATAAAAAACACCTCGTCGCCCTCGGTCAGTACCGCTTCGTGCTGGACAAAAACAGCTACGAAAAACTCACCCGCAGCATCGAATACCGCTGGGCCAAAACCGACATCATCGGCAACCGCCCAAACTACCAGATGGCCGGCACAGGTGAGGACAGTATCACCCTGACGGGCGCTGTGTACAACTACGCCGCCAACCAGAGCGTGACAGATTCCCCCGTCACCGAAACCGGCACAGACCAGATTGAACAGATCAGGCAACAGGCCGCAACACTCAAACCCATGCTGCTGGTCTTTGAAAACGGCCGCAACTTCGGCTACTGGATTATCCAGTCCATTCAGGAAAACCAGACCGCACTGATCGGCACAAACCCGGTCAAACAGGGCTACACCATTAAACTGGCCTACTTTGGAAAAAGCCTATGAGCCGCATCTATATCACCGAAACCGGCGACATGATTGACGACATCGCCTTTAAAATCTACAACGACGAAACCATGGTTGCCATGCTGCTCGATGCCAACCCCGGCCTTGTTGAACAGCCGCCCATCCTGCCGCGCGGGCTTGAAATCATCCTGCCCGATGCCCCTGAGCCTTTGACTCCAAACCCCATCAACACCATCTGGACATGACCCCATTCACGCCTGATTACGCCATCATCAACAAAACCAACGGCCAGAACATCACCGAACAGCTTAAACCCTGGATGATTCGCCTGACCCTGCAAGAGTCCGCCGACAACCACAACGACACTCTGTCACTGAGCATGAACGGGCAGGGCATCAATCAGTTCCCGCCCTCGGGCACCGTGCTGGAAGTTCAGCTTGGCTACAAGGAAACCGGTCTGGTCAGCTTCGGCCATTACAAAGTTGACACAAAAACCCTGACCGGCATGCCGCTGGTGTTGAACATCAAGGCCGGACAAACCGACTTCAACGCCCCCATCAAAACCCAGAAAACACGCCATTTTGACAACAAGACGCTCGGCGACGTGCTGGCCACTATCGCAAAGGAAAACGAACTGGAAATCGCCGCGTTAAGCAAACCCATTGCCGACAGCGTAATCCCCTACCTGCGCCAGAATCAGGAATCCGACATGAACCTGATCCGCCGGCTGGCCAAGGAATACAGCGCCGACGGCACCGTCAAATCCGGTAAACTGGTTTTCAAGGAAAAACAGCAACCCGCCATCGTCAAAACCATCCACCCGTCAGATTTGATCGACTTCAGACTGAACTGGATCGACAAACCAAAATATGACCGCGTTATCGCCACCTGGCACGACCGCGACACCGCCACAGCCCACGAAGCCACTTATGATGGCACAGCATTTGTCACTGACAAAACCGGCCTCATCGCCCGCGTCACAGAAAAAAGCAACAGCCAGACCGAAGCTAAAAAACGGGCAGCGTCATACTGGCACACACTGCACCAGCTCCAGCTGTCCGCCACCCTGAACATGACAGGAAACCCAACCATCACCAGCAAAACAGGCCTGAAACTTCAAGGTTTTACCCCGGACACCGACGGCATCATCATCTATGTCGAAAGCGTCACCCACACAATTGACGCCGGCTACAAAACCACACTCAGGGCGACAAACCAGGCCAAAGCCGCATAACCGGCAAGCCGCCTGCCTCACACGTCTTGCGCCCCGCATCATCCCAGTGCGGCGTCAATCCGGCCGGGCACCGTGCGGATGCCGGATACGCAAACACCCGGCCATCCGTACACACCGCATTGTCAAAATCATCCCGCGCCTTAAAAAACCCCACAGGACACCGCCGCAACGACCCGGCAATCAACCGCACCCGGCCACCGTCAAGACAAACCGCATTGCCAAACCGGTCCGTGCCATTCGTCATCCCGGCAGGGCAGGCGGCGTAAGATGAACTGACCGTAACAAAAAATAAAAAAATAATGCGCATTTACTAATAGTATGTATAGAATATCGATTCTGTTACTGACGGTTTCAATATGATAGTTCTGATGCAATGGTGATGCAATCATTACATCAAACACTGACATACTATGACAAACCATAATAACCAATATCGTTAAAATTCAAATACTTATTGTGTAAGTGTTTGAAAAATAAAACAAAAAATCGGACTCATAACCCGAAGGTCGTAGGTTCAAATCCTGCCCCCGCTACCAATTAAATCAATAGCTTAACGCTATTGAAAACAAACCCGAACGACTTTGATGCAATGCAGTTGCAACAATAAAGTTGAACGGGTTTTTTTTTGCATGTAGATTGGTTGGCATGGCAACATTTATTCAACGCAAACATGGCTGGCTGGCGCAAGTTAGGCGCAAAGGCCACAAATCCATATCCAGAACTTTCAACACAAAAGCCGAGGCCGAGCGCTGGGCGTTTAAAATTGAGTCGGATATGGGCGTGGGCGTTTACGTTGATAATCGCGAGGCCATGTCAACCACGCTCGCAGAGTGCCTAGACCGCTATGAGCAGGAAATTTTGCCGGAGAAAAAAGGTAAGGTCCAAGATTTAAGCCGTATTAAGTTGTGGCGAAGCTCTGACCTGGCAGACAGAGCAATTGGAAAGATACGACAGACCGATATTGCAAGCTGGCGTGATGCGCGGATTGCATCTGGGTTGAGTGCTTCAACGGTGAGCAAAGACCTGGGGCTGTTGTCGCATGTGTTCACGGTGGCAATAAAAGACTGGGGATTCGCTATTGATAACCCGGTGCAGAAGATACGCAAGCCAAAGATTAAAAACGAGCGGGATAGGCGGCTAAAGTATGGTGAAGAAAAAAAGCTACTAGAACACTGCCATTCCGATGAAATGCGCTGGTTTATTATTCTGGCAATCGAAACGGCCATGCGCCGGGGTGAGTTAGCCTGTATTCGGCGGGAATGGATACGCGGCAGGGTGGTTTATTTACCAGATACTAAAAACGGTGAGCGTCGCAATGTGCCGCTGTCAAAGCGAGCGCTGGAAATAATACAAATAATGCCGGAAAACGAGGACGGTCGTCTGTTTAAATACGGTGCTGATGCGTACACGCGCGGATTCATTAAAGCGTGTAAGGCGGCGGGCATTGATGATTTAACGCTGCATGACTTACGGCATGAAGCAACAAGCCGCATGTTTGAAAAAGGCTTAGATGTTATGCAGGTTAAGAGCATAACGGGGCATAAGACGCTGCAAATGCTGAACCGTTATACTCATTTGAATGCCGATGATCTGGCTAGTCTTCTGGACTAGATTTTGGTGTCCAGAACGCATGCACCTCTTGAAATACCGCAATAATCTGCGGTATCGTCAACGCCTCTATTTTTTC